GCGCCGAGGGCGAGCTGGAGATGAGCCATCTGCTGCACGAAGCCGCAGCGCAGGGCGACGCCAAGGCGGCGCTGGCGATCTTGCAGAACGTCCACGGCTGGGTAGCCAAGCAGGCCATTACAGTAGATGTGAACCAGTCCATCAGCATCACAGCGGCGCTACAAGAGGCCGAGCGGCGCGTCCAAGACGTTGTGGACGTGATTGAGAACAACCCGAGCCAAGTGCTACAACATGCAGACCACACGTTACAGCGCGCAGGATGAGCAGGAGCTGATGGCTCGGCTATGGAGCCCGGCGATCAAGGACAACCCGCTGGCGTTTGTGATGTTCGCGTATCCGTGGGGCGTCAAGGGCACGCCACTGGAGCACTTCACTGGCCCGCGCAAGTGGCAGCGCGAGGTGCTCGCGACTATGGCCGAGCACATCAAGAAGAACGGCGGCAAGCTGGACTTCGACGTGCTGCGCTTGGCGGTCAGTTCGGGCCGTGGTATCGGCAAGTCGGCCTTAGTGTCTTGGATCACAGACTGGATGCTGTCCACGCGGATTGGCTCGACGACCATCATCTCGGCTAACTCAGAAAGCCAGCTCCGCAGTATCACCTGGGCCGAGCTGACAAAGTGGCTGGCGATGTCGATCAACAGCCATTGGTTCGAAGTAAGCGCTACCAGACTGATGCCGGCCAAGTGGCTGACGGAGCTGGTCGAGCGCGACCTGAAAAAAGGCACTAGATACTGGGGCGTTGAGGGGCGGCTGTGGTCGGCCGAGAACCCAGACGCCTATGCTGGCGTGCACAACTTCGACGGCGTGATGGTGATATTTGACGAGGCGTCGGGTATCGACGACTCGATCTGGGCGGTGACCAGCGGATTCTTTACGGAGAACACGCCAAACCGCTTTTGGCTGGCGTTTTCCAACCCGCGCCGCAACACCGGGTACTTCTACGAAGCGTTTAACAGCAAACGGGAGTTCTGGGCGTCCAAGATCGTGGACGCCAGGACGGTCGAGGGCACTGACAAGGCGGTGTATGAGCAAATCATCGCGGAGTACGGGCCGGACTCAAGCCAAGCGCACGTTGAGGTGTACGGTCAGTTCCCGAACGAAGGCGACGATCAGTTCATCAGCATCGGCGTGGTCGATGAAGCGATGAAACGGGCCAAGCATATGGACCAGTCGGCGCCGATTGTGATTGGCGTAGACCCGGCGCGGTTCGGGGCAGACGCGACGGTCATCGCCGTGCGGCAAGGGCGCGACATCGTCAAGCTGATCCGGCACCGGGGCGACGACACCATGACGGTGGTCGGGCACGTCATCGACGCGATTGAGGAGTTTAAGCCGTCGCTGGTCAATATCGACGAGGGCGGGCTAGGGGCGGGCGTTGTGGACCGGCTAAAAGAGCAGCGGTACAAGGTCAGGGGCGTGAACTTCGGCAACAAGGCCAAAAACCCTATTATGTATGGCAACAAACGGGCTGAAATGTGGGGTGATATGCGCGATTGGCTGAAAACAGCCAGTGTGCCCAACGACAGGTTCTTGAAAAGTGACCTGATTTCGCCTAAGATGAAGCCCGATTCGCGTGGTACGATCTATCTAGAGTCCAAAAAGGACATGAAAGCCCGTGGTCTGGCCTCACCGGACGCAGCAGACGCCATCGCGCTGACGTTTGCGTATCCTGTCGCCAGCCGAGAGTATCGTGAGCCAAAGTCACACATTCGCACCGCAAGCGGGTATAGTGGCGGGGCTGTAACCAGTTGGATGGGGGCGTAATGGCTAAAAAAGGCGTGTCTTTAAGCGTTGGACGGGGCGAAAAGCTGCCCGTCAGCAAGGGCGCGGGCCTGACAGCCAAGGGCCGCGAGAAGTACAACGCAGCCACTGGCTCGAACCTCAAGGCGCCAGCACCCAACCCCAAGACCAAGGCCGACGCTGGCCGCAAGGCATCGTTCTGCGCCCGCATGGAGGGCGTCGTCAAGAACGCCAAGGGCGACGCCGAGCGGGCTAAGGCATCACTTAAACGATGGAAGTGCTAAATGCCTAGCAATGCACTTGCCCCCGCACCGGCCAACGCCTTAGCCGATCTCAGCCGCCCGTACTTTGGCAATCCAAACATTGCCGCGCAGGGCGCAAAAGCTAGGGCGCTTCAAGGTGGCTATGCGTCACCCGAACAAGCATCGGATGTTGCTAAGACTGCGCTGGGGTTTACGCCTGTAATTGGTGATCTTTTGTCAGGCTACGACGCTGTGCAAGCGGCGCGGCAAGGTAACTACGGCGACGCAATGCTGCTTGGGCTTGGGCTTTTACCCCTTGTACCGTCACTTTCTGCCGGGTCTAAAGTTGCGGATAAAGTTGTTGCGGCGAGCAATTTGTTTGACTCTAACGCCGTGCAAAGAGCAGTTAAGCAAGCTAACGACCCCAAAGCAAAAGAAACGCTTGCGTTTGTGCGCCCCCAAGATTTCTTGTCATTGTCTGCGCCGCTAGAAAAACCAAGCAAAGAAAAATTGGACCGCATTCGGCAAGCTATCAGCACGAACACACCGCTTGCGGATGTCCCGTATTTGGAAATGCGTGTGTCTAAGGACCAATCACGCGCCCGCGTAACCGGGCATGAAGGGCGTCACCGCGCTATGGTATTGATGGAGCAAGGTGTGGAATACATGCCTGTCAGAATTGTGCCTAGTGAATACATAGGGTCTTTTAGCACTTACGGCGCAAAACGCCCTGAATACAGCTACATGAGAAATGAAAGCGTTGTGCGGCTACCCGCAAAAGTGCGGCAGCAAGACGCACCGGAAAATTTTCTGTACAACCCGTTTATTGCTACAGACGCACCGATCAACCAACGTATCATGCAAAAATAAGGCTATCATGGCTACTAAACCCGGACTCTACGCTAATATCCACGCCAAGCGCGAGCGCATCAAAGAAGGCTCTGGCGAGAAGATGAGGAAGCCTGGCTCGCCCGGCGCCCCGACCAACAAGGCGTTCAAACAGTCGGCCAAGACAGCCAAGAAGGGTAAATGATGCCACTTGTCAAGTCCACCAGCAAAGAAGCCTTCCGCAAGAACATTTCTGCGGAAGTCAAGAGCGGAAAGCCCGTCAAGCAGGCCGTTGCTATCGCCTACAGCGTCAAGCGGGCCGCAGCCAAAACCCCACCGAAAGGCAAAAAATGAGCAAGCACCTCGAACCCATCAGCAAACTCAACGCCCGTGAGCCGAAGATGTCCGGCGGCGGGATGCCTGACCGCAACAAGGAGACTTACTCCAAGATGCCGGGCATGGGCTGTCACGGCAGCATCCCGTCGGGCACCAACGTCAAGGCCACGGTTGCTAAGGTTCTGAGCAAGATCAAGTAATCATGCCGCAAGACTACACAGGAATCGCCGCTGCTGGAGCGGTCAGCGAGGGCGGCTCGGCCAAGGACAAGAGCGACTCTGAGGTGCTCTCGACGGCCCGCAGTCGCCTCGACATGGCAATTTCTGCGTTGTCTGAGTCGCGTGAAGACGAGCTGGACGACCTGCGGTTCTACGCCGGCTCGCCCGACAACCACTGGCAGTGGCCGGCCGACGTGCTGGCAACCCGTGGCGCGGTGCAGGGCCAGACGATCAACGCCAGGCCGTGCCTGACGATCAACAAGCTGCCGCAGCACGTCCACCAGGTGACCAACGAGCAGCGGCAAAACAGGCCGCAGCCCAAGGTCATTCCGGCAGACGACGGCGCTGACGTTGAGGTGGCCGAGATTTTCAACGGCATGATCCGGCACATCGAGTACATCTCGGACGCCGACGTGGCCTACGACACGGCCTGCGAGAACCAGGTGTCCTACGGCGAGGGCTACGCTCGCATTCTGACCGAATACTGCGACGACGACACGTTCGATCAGGACATCAAGATTGGGCGTATTCGCAACAGTTTTAGCGTCTACATGGACCCGCTGATCCAAGACCCGTGCGGCTCAGACGCCCGCTGGTGCTTCATCACCGAGGACATCCCCAAGGACGAGTACGAGCGCCAGTACCCGGACGCTGCGCCCATCACCACGCTGCAAACGCTGGGCGTGGGCGACCAAGGCTTTAGCCAGTGGATGAACGAAAACACGGTGCGTATCGCCGAGTATTTCTACATCGAGAACACCAAAGAAACACTCAACCTGTACCCCGGCAACGCCACGGCGTTCAGCGGCACGCCCGAGGACAAGATGATGCGGGCGCAGTTTGGCAAGCCCCTGCGCTCGCGCCCGTCTGACCGCAAAAAAGTTAAGTGGTTAAAAATTAACGGCTACGAGGTGCTGGAGCGGTCCGACTGGGCCGGCTCGCACATTCCGGTGATCCGCTGCGTGGGCAACGAGTTCGAGGTTGAGGGCCGGCTGTACGTCAGCGGCCTCGTGCGTAACGCCAAAGACGCGCAGCGCATGTACAACTACTGGACCAGCCAAGAGGCCGAGATGCTGGCGCTGGCCCCCAAGGCGCCGTTCATCGGCTACGGCGGTCAGTTCGAGGGTTACGAGATGCAGTGGAAGACTGCAAACACCCAGAACTGGCCCTACCTTGAGGTCAATCCAGACGTTACAGACGGCGCAGGAGCCGTTTTGCCGTTGCCCCAGCGGGCTGCCCCACCGCTGCCCCAAACCGGCCTCATACAGGCCAAAATGGGCGCTGCTGACGACATCAAGTCGGTCACTGGGCAGTACAACGCAGCCTTGGGTCAGACATCGAACGAGCGGTCGGGCAGGGCTATTTTGGCCCGGCAAAAGGAGTCGGACACTGGCACTTACCACTATGTTGACAACTACGCCCGGTTCATCCGCTACATCGGCCGTCAGTTGATCGACCTGATCCCGAAAATCTACGACACGCAGCGCATCGCCCGGATCGTCGGCGAGGACGGCGAGTCCAAGATGATCAAGATCAACCCGATGCAGCCCGAGCCGGTCAAGAAAATCCGCAACGAGCAGGGCATCGTGGTGGACAAAATCTACAACCCCGGCGTCGGCAAGTACGACGTGATGGTCATCACCGGGCCCGGCTTTGCCACCAAGCGCCAGGAGTCGCTGGAGGCGATGGCCCAACTGCTGCAAGGCAACCCAGACCTCTGGCGCGTGGCTGGCGACCTGTTCGTCAAGAACATGGACTGGCCGGGCGCTCAAGAGATGTCTCAGCGGTTTGCCAAGGTCATCGACCCGGCGATCATCGGCGACGACGAAGATAATCCGGCGCTGGCTGCGGCCAAGCAGCAGATGGAGGCCATGAACCAAGAGATGCAGCAGATGGCCGGGATGCTCCAGAACGTGCAGAAGTCGATGGAGGCCCGTGATCTGTCGATCAAAGAGTTCGAGGCCGAGATCAAGGCGTACCAGGCTGAGACGCAGCGCATCAGTGCGGTGCAGGCCGGCATGAC